GTATAAAAGAAGCAACATTAGATAGAGTTCCTCCAACAGAACTTGCAAATTCTTCAAGTGTACCTTTTTTATTTTTTTTATTTTCTTTATCTTCTAATTGTTTTAATCTCTCAGCATCTCTTGCTCTATTACGATCAATAGCAGTAGTTTCTTCTTGTGCTCTTTGTGACTCTAATCTTAAAGAATCAGCATCAGACATAGTTGTATTTGCTAAAGCATTACCTAAAGCTACTGGTATTTTTTTATCTTCATTCTCTGCTAGAACATCATCAAAAAATACAGCCATTTAATTTACTCCTTTAAACTCTACATCTACTTTAGAATAATCTACCATCAAGTAACCGCTATCATGAATAAAAGCAGCGTGAGGAACTTCATGAGCCATAACACCTTGATAAACTTGATCACTTCCTTTATATTTAAAGTTATAAACATTAATTCCTGATTGAGATTTTCCAATTAATTGTATATCTTCTTTTAATCTTACATCAGAGAATGTTCCAGGAGGTAAAGATGCAAAAGCTGTTCCTGCACCAATAATTTGAGAAAATGGAGATGGAGCACCAACTACTTGACTTGTGTAACCTGATCTTTCTTCTCCATAACTTCTGATTGGAGCACCTGATAAAGCACCAATTACTTGTCTTACTTGTTCCGTTCCATATCCTTGTTGTTCTACGAAATCTCTATAAGCTTCAGCAAGACCCGCTTGTTCTATTCCTCTTTGA